TGCCGGAACCACAGAAGGGTTCGAAGACGATGTCGCCGATGTCGGTGTAGGACTCAAGCGCAAACTGGGGCAACGCCACCGGGAACACAGCCGGGTGGTCGATGTCCTGTCCAATCTTGCCCTTGTGTCGCATGATGCGGATGACGGCATCGGGAATCTTGTTCTCCTGAGTAACCTGGCCGACATGATTCCACGCACGCTTGCCGCCGTCCTTGTTGCGCATGTCACCAGCGCTGGTGCCGTCGCCGCGCAGATGGGTGTCCTTGCCGGCGTAAAGGCAAGGCACGATCTTGTTCGGACGGCGCGCTTCGGAGTCCTTGCGGTTGAAGTGGAAGACGAATTCAAACGCCGGTGCCAGACGACCATTCCAGTCGCCGGGCAATCCCGGCCCTTGATCCCAGACGTACCAGGCGAAACGTCGCCAACCTTGGCTGCGCATCCAGTCGAGCCAACCGTCCCAGTACGGGATGACTTCCTGCTCGCGGTGGATGAGGCCGAGATTGACCAGCACCTGGCCATTGGCGGCCATCGGCAACTGCGCAAAGACGCCGCGCATCAGGGCATCCCAATCGATGATGGTGTTGGTGTAGTCCCGCTGATTGCCATACGGTGGCGAGGTGAAACAGAGCACGGCCTGATCACCGGCCATCAACTCCGCCACCACTTTCGGGTCGGCAGCGTCGCCGCAAATCAGGCGGTGTACGCCCAATTGCCAGATGTCGCCAGGGCGGGAAACCGGATTGGCTGGCGCTTCGGGGATCTCGTCACCGGCGTCGTTTTCTGCATCAGCGTTTTCAGCATCGTTCGCGTCGTCGAGATCGTCAGCAAGCAGGCGCTCGATTTCGCTATCGTCGAAGCCAGTCAAGGCGAGGTCGTATCCCGATTCAGACAATTCAGCGAGTTCGAGCGCCAGCAACTCTTCATCCCAGCCGGCGTTCAGCGCCAGCTTGTTGTCGGCGATGATATAGGCGCGCTTTTGCGCCTCGCTTAAATGCGCCAAACGCAGGCATGGAACGGTGGCCAGCCCCATCTTCCGCGCCGCCAGCACGCGGCCATGCCCGGCAATGATGCCGCCGTCGCCATCGATCAGCACCGGATTGGTGAAACCAAATTCCCGGATGCTGGCGACGATCTGCACCACCTGTTCTTCGCTATGCGTCCGGCTGTTGCGGGCAAACGGCACCAGATCGCCGACGTTCAGGTTTTCAATTTTCATTCCGCCTCCTTGTTGAGCGCTTCTTGCTGGCGCTTGATGGCATCGCCCACGCCATGCAGCGCATCGCGGCAGGCTTGGGTCAGGGTTTCGTGGATCTCGGCCATGTCGGTGATGGGCGCCACCAGCGGCGCAGTCTGATCCGGGAAAACATCAAAGGCCGCACGCACGGCACCACCAATAAAGCGCATGGCGGCGTCAACATCCTCACGCGGGATCAGATCGCCGATCATTGTTTCGTATTCGGCCTTGGCTTTCAGCGCCGCGTATTTTTCCTTGACGGCACGCGATGCCTGCAAGGTGTTGCCGATGCGCTCTTGTTCGCTGCCTATTGCTTTCGCTGTCGCGCTGTGTGCGGTTTTTTCTTCACCACCTATACCAGCGCCTAGACTTTCCGTTTTTTTCGCTTCTGCGGCCTTTGTGGCGGTTTTGGCAGCGGCGTGGCGCTCGGCAACGTCCGGGCGACCACCACCGGTTTGCGCTATCAGCTTTTCGCTGGCCGGCGCATTTACCCGGCCGTCCTTGGTGAATACCAGCCGGCCTTCTTCCTTGAGCTTGTTGATATAGCTCGGCGACCGCTTAATCCGGCGGGCGAACTCGCTTTCACTCATACCAGCCATTGTTTTTCCTTCTGGTGTAAAGAAGAGATAGAGGGCGCGCGCGCGATGGTGTGTGCCTTACACCTTACGCCTGACCTTACGCCTGACCTTACGCCCACATGCCTTACGTTTACAAGCACCTTACGGGCATACGGGTGTACGCGCCTCACGTGAACATTTTCGCGCGCGTGAAAGGTGCGCATGTTGCCTGTGATGTGTTCACGCACACGTACACGCGAGAGGGCGTAAGCCTGTAAGGTGTCAATAACGGCGCGGGTTTTGCCCGTAAGGTCGGGCGTAAGGTTTGGTGTATGGTGTAAGGTCATCATCAGTCTTTTATCGCGTTCTGAAAGGCGAAAAAACATTCTGTCAGCCAAGCCGCCTGCGTTTGGTCATCCTTGCGCCGGTAATCGACGCCATGTTTTGCGCCAGATGTCAGCACTTCCTGCGGCGGAATGATGAATCTGGCGCTGACTGTCTTGCCTACCAGGTGCAGGTCGTTGTAGCGCTCTTTGATTTCCTTCTTCCAGCCGGGCATTTTTGCGATTTCGCCGCAGAATTGATTGGCCTCGCGCGGATTGCGCACGCCGTCAATGCGACACCAGCGCATATAGGCCGAATAAAGATCAGACGACCCACAAGGGCAGATCGGATAGGGCGTATCACCCCCAAGCCAAGCCCGGATAAAGCGCTGCACATTGCCGGCGCCGACTTCCATCAGGTCAATTTTGGCCTGCGTCAGCGGCGGCTTGGTGTATTCGTCAAAATCGCCCAAATCAAGGTCAAGCAGGTATTGGTGCAGGGCAGCCACGCCGCCGTTGTCGAGTTCGCTGCGGATCTCGGCATAAAAGTTTTCGGAGAGTTTTGGCGGCGTCCAGATGACGAAGTGCCGGCGGTCGTCGGCTTCAATCGGCAGCGGCTGGATTTCGTTCGAGAGATACACCACGTTGCAGTGATTGCGCTCGTCGTGCGCCGCCACGTTCTTGGGGTTGATCCGTATCCATTCGCTGGTAACAAAAGACTTGAGCTTGTTCTTGACGTGATACAACTCGGCACGCGCCACCACTTCGTCGGCAATCAGGAAGAGCTTGCGCGACGCCCAATCGTTGAATTTATCCTCGATGGCCGCCTGGTCAACGATGCGGCCATATTCGCCATAAATCGCCATCACGGTTTCAAAAAACAGGTTCTTGCCCGTTCCCTGCGGGCCGTGGAAGATCAAGGCGGTGCGCATCTTGGCGCCCGGATGCTGGATCGGATAGGCCAGCCATTTCAGCACCCAGTTAAAACACTCGCGGCTGTTCTGTTCGCCGCCGCACAGGTATTCCAGCAACTCCAGAATGACCTTGCACTTGCCGGCCCTGGGTTCCGTCGGCCAGCCGCCCCAAAGATTGCAGCGGATAGATTTGTCCGTTCCAGCCGGATCAAACCCGACTTCGGATAGGCGCACAGCTCGCCAGTTTGGGAGCCGCCTTAATTCACGCCAGCCGTGATCGGGCAAAATGTCGAGGACGTCCGTTTTCGGCACCAGCAGATGCTCTTGATGGTCAAAGAGCGTTCCTTTTCCGCCATAGACCAACTTAAACCGTTCGCTAGCCTCATCCACAGAGATCAGCGCCACCAGTTCCTGTTTTCTGGCGATCTCCCCGCCCCCCCGTCGTTGATATTCCCGCGCCGGTGGCACGCTCCACTTCAATTCCCGAAGGCGAGCCTCGACCTGCTCGCGGACGACGTGCAGCCCTTCCAGCGCATGCAGATCGTTGAAATCGGTCGGGCCTTTCTTGGTCGTGCTGCGAACTTCGGCGAACTTCGGCGGAATCCACGCACCTCCCACCCCGGCCGCCGCCGTGCGGGCGGCTTCTTCACCCGGATTGCCCGGCGTCAGATAGTCGTCATCGGCGCAGATCAGGATTTTGCAGCGGTATTGCTTGTGCAGCGAGACAGAAACCGGCAGGACGCTGCCCGCATCAAAGGCCACCGCCACCGGCAGTCCAGTAGCTTCGTGCAGACTTGCCGCCGTGGCGTAACCTTCGGCCACCAGCGCCAGACCGCGCGGCATGCCACCGATCAGGTGATAAGCGCCGACCTTGTCCATGCCGGCCGGCCAGTATTGTTTCTCCAGCTTGTTGCCGCGATTCTTGCCGCGAATGATCTGCAGGCCGACGATCCGGCCATCACGCAGCATCGGCACAGCGACCGTGCCATGCCCGTATGGGTCAAAACGCAAGCCATACGCCTTAACGCCTTTTCGC